GTAGTTCTGCGGATCCAGCTCAGGGATACCCTTGCCGTCGCCACGTACTGCAGCGATCGAGAACTGCTCAGCGGTGCGCGGCACCGATTCACCGTTGAATGCAACGGTCACGGCGCCATCAGTCACTACAACACGGCTGCTGAGGCGTGCGTCGAGCACGTAGAGCGTGCCAATGCCCGTGCCAGCACGCACCTCGAAACCAGACAGCGGCTCCATCTGGAACTCCCACTGCTTGACCGAAGGCATCACCAGCTGCACGTAGTTGAAAACGTTCTGCTGCGTGGCGCCACGGATGCCGTAGGTGTTACCCAGTTCTGTGTAGGCGCCACCGCTGCCGGCTTCGCGGTAGCTGATCTTAAAGAAGCTGTAGCGCTCCTCTGTGGTGGTGATCGTGTTGCTTTGGAACACGTCCACCTTCAGCGTGGAACCACGCTCGATGATGTCGTTCTTCCTGCTCAGACAAGCGCGATCATCAGCATCACCGAAGCTGATCGCATCCCGGAGGTTGCAGAACCCATTGATGCGGATGCCAAGGCGTGAACGGATGCCAAACTCAACCGCTTGGCATGGCCGGCTGGTGGAGACACTGGCGAGAGCACAGCGCAACACGTGCCCATCAACAGTGGCGACATTGCGCAGCTTGAGACTGCTTTCTAAATAGCTTTTGCCGTCTTGCTCAAGAACGGCTTGCGCGACGGTGGTGGCAGAACCGGCGCGGACCGTGGTGAACACCGCTGCCACTTCCGTGCCAGAGCCAGACGACAGATCAGCTTCAGACACAAAAGCCGCATCTGTGCGGCTGGTGCAAATCGCCAGCGCCGAGCCGATCTTGTAAAGCTCGCCAGGGATGATCGCATCATCCCAGGTTTTTTGCCGGCCAGCCACGGTGCCAGCGACATCAGCACAGGGCTCAATGTGGATCTGAGAGGCGTCGAACTTGAGGTTCTTGGTGACGCTCACAGTGCCGCTGCCGGTGACGCTGGTGCCGCCGGGCATCCGAAACACAATCGGATCGTTGGTGTTGTCAGCGTCAATATCTACATCACCACCACCACCGCTAGCGCTTACACCAGTGACGACAGTTACGCCATCAATATCTGTTGTGGTGGTACTAAGGCTGATACCACTAAGCGTTACACGTTTAAGCTTCTGCTTAGACTTATGGCGCATACGGATCTTGACCGTATACTTGCACACTGCCTCATCATCATCGTCAGCGATGGCTGGATTGGTAAAGGTAACGCGAAACTTACTGGCCTTTAAAACCTCGGCTTGCGTATCAAGGTTGTCGGTATCGTCGTAAACGCCAAGCCCAGTTGTGTTAAATGTAAAAGTAGCATTTAGCGTACCCTTGCCATCCGTGACTGTAACGCTGTTGACTGTAACGCTTAGCCTGCTGCGTAGGTCGTAGGTGGTTTCGTCATCGTATTTGTAAACCCACTTGGCTCTGCTGCTTTCACTTGCTGGCTTGTTGTAACCCGCTGCGCCATCGCGTGTAATTTGCTCTTTGCTAATGCTCCACGCTGCAGTGTTGGTTAGCGTGCGTAGATCCCTGCTGAACTCCGTATCAATGTCGCTGCTGGGGAACAGCTTGTAGGTGATCGTGCTGCCGACACTGCCGACACTGCCGCTCACCAGGCCGCTACGGCTGCTGAAGGTGGTGCGTGCCTTCTGGCGTTGTGCCCATGCCACATCGTCGATCTTGCACTTCACCTGCGCATCACCATCGTCGCCCTCTGGCACCAGCTGCGCTTGCACACGCGGTCTGATCACCGGGTTGACCTTGAAACCAAGGTCGTTGCCAATCAGCGTGTAAACGCCAAAGACCGTCTGATTGTTTGGTCTGGTGGCGCTGCAAAAGTCTGCTGCCCAGCTGCTGCCACGCCGCACCATGAACACATCAGAGCCACCTGCGTTCTGGGCATTGCCCACATCGCTCGCAGCAGCACGACCAAAGATCTGATCACCTGACGCGATCCTGGTAGTCAGGCCGACATCCACGCGGCCGTAGACGGTGAGCCGGCTGCCGGCGCTATTAGCAGTGCTGTTACCGAAGTCGTAACTGGCCAGCGTGTTGCCACCTGCCGCGAAGTTTTTCAGGTCAATGCCGCCGATCGGCCCCTCGCCGACCAAGAAGATCGCACGCAGCAGTTGGCTGCCGCCGAGGCTGTAGATCTGGCTCCACAGCATTGGGGTGGAGACACGCACACCGCCGTAGGTGGTGCCGCTGATCGCTTCACGCAGCGCATACACCAACGGGATGGTGCTGCCCAGTGTGGTGATGTCCTGCGTGCTGTCGAAGCCATAGCGCGGGGTGTAGCGCTGGTTATTTGTGATCGGTGCATCACCACGGGCGCGGGCCTGCAGTTGTGCTGGCCGCCCGCCGCCTTGCTGTGTCGGAACGGATGGTTTGAGGAAGCTTGCTGCAACCTGAAAACCAATGCCGATAACCGTAATAATCAATGCTTGCGTGAACGGATCCAGTCCAGCCACCACAGCCGGCTCTGGCTGCTCCTTTGCCCGCCGTTGTACCTCAGCCTTGAAATACAAAAACTGCTCTTCAGTTAGCCCCAGCAGTTCTGCGAGATAGCGATCAGAAGGCAGCATCAGCGGAACCTATAAAAACGAAGTTCAGGCATGAAATCAAAAGGCACCCATCTCACGCCACGGCGGTGATGCACCAGCAAAAGCCCGTCATCAACAACGATACCGACACCTAACCCGTTAGGTCCATTGCGGAACAGCGTGACGGCATAGGGCTCTGGTGCTTCCAGTTCGATTGTCCCTTCATGCCACATGCTTTCCAGCTGAGCCCACAGCCCACTACGTGCCATCTCCAGCCAGTAGGCGTTGAAATTTGGGTGATCAATGCCAGCATCGTCGAGGATGCGCCAAACCATCAGCAGACAATCAGCCGCCTCGCCATCCTCAGGATCAGCACCGAACTGATGCGGCAGCCCAATCCAGCGCTTCCAATCCATCAGCTGATCACCAGGCTGCCGGTGCTGGGCAGTGCGCCCACCAGCTTGGTGGTAAGACGCCGCTTTGGGATATCGCCCTTGGTGGCATCGAGCGGACTGGAGAGCTTCAAGATGACGCGCTCAGTGTCCATTTCGTATTGCGCAACTCGCCACAACTCCGTGCGAATCAAAGCGTCATCAGCAAAGGTCTCGGGATCCAGTGATACCGTCTTGACTTCCAGCAGATAGCGATCCTCCACTGCTTCAGCAAACAGGTTGACGCTGATTGGATCGAGGCCAGCCACCAAGCTTGAATCACTGCGGTCACCACCTTTACTGCCGGCACCCAGCGTGTAGGCGAACGGTGCGAACTGATAGGTCACACCGCCGTATGTGCGCGGTTGGTTGATCGAAAAGTTCTGGTAGGCGTAGGCGGTCGCAACACCTGCGCTGGTGAGAAAGCGGGAGTAGTTGACGAAGGCGAAGCTGCTCATGTCATACCAACCTTTTTGCGTGTCTTAACGGAATTCTGCAATGCGGAGAGCGTTAGCGCACGTCCGCGTTCTGCAGCTTGTGCCATGCCGCGCTGGTGTTGCTCGGCGGTGACGTATTCGACGCCATTGATCACCTGAGATTCAAAGCGCACATCTAGCGGTTTGGGGTTGTTGATAGCGGCGACAGTTTCGCGTTCGCTGCGTTCTTGCATCATGCGATCTGTGGATTTAGTGAACGGAATGTTTGCTGTGTTGAGCGTTGAGAAGGAATTGGAGACATTGGAGCTGCTTTGATTTAGGACGCTTTCACCGCGAGCGCCATTGGCGTAGTTCGCCATGGCATCGTCCATTTTGCTAAACGGAATGACGTATTCCGATTCACCGCCTTCGCCGATCATGGCCAACGTGGGGCTTGTTACCAATCCGCCTTCTGCATATCCTCCAATCTTTAAACCTGGGATTGGAGTCTTGAGGGCGCCAGCGCCTGACAAGTTTTTATTTGCCGTGCCAAAGGTTCCGCCGCCACTTAATGCGTTAAAGATTGTTTGCAGAATAATCAGCGTCATCTGCTTAGCGATGATCTCAGCTGCCATGCTGATAAATGCCTTGCCAATGCTTTCAAACGCATCTGCTAATGCTTCTTGCGTTGATTTAGCGCCACTTGCAATATCCTGGAATGCAGTACCAAAAGCATCGCCGATTGCATTTGCGCCGCCAACAATTGAATCAGTTGCAAGCTTGATGGGATTTAGATCTTGCTTGAGTTGGCTAATAGCATCGCTCAATCCAGAAGCTACTGTGCCTTGCCCCGCAACACCAAACTCGGCGTCATCCATTGCCTTCTTAAAAAGCCTGTCTGCTTCCTCGGCCTGCTTTTTAAGCGCTTCAGTTTGCAGATCAATTAACTTAAGCCTTTGGGTTTCTGCGTTGAGTTGGTTTAGGTTGGCTTGCTGCTCTGTGTTTTTAAGCTCTGCAATCTGCTTTGCGCGATCTTCAAAATCAAACTGAATTTGCAGACGCTTCTGCTCAATCTCAGAAGCTTCAAACAGCAATGCAGCTTCACGCGCCAATTGAGTACCAAGTTGATCGCCAAGCTCAAGCGATCTTTCTAGCTCTTTGGCAAGGCGTTCAGCTTCACGAGCTGCTTTTTCTGCAGCTTTTTCAGCATCGGATTTGCCCTTTCTTCCGCCAGTTGTACCGGCGCCAAGAGCAGGTAGCGCACGTTGGCCTTGCGGTGCAGTGACTTGCGGCTTGACCTGTCCGGTGCGGATGCCAAACGCTTCGATCAGATCGCGTTCGCGTTGCGCGGCAATTTCTTGAATTTGACGCCCGCGCTCAAAAGGATCAGCAATACGCCTTCCGGTTTGCGCGTTTTTACCAACAATATCTACTGCTTCATTTAATGCTTGATCCAATATTTGTTTTCGGGCGCGTTGATCCAGCCCAAACGATTTTGCCCTAGCGCCAGTATTCAGCAGTTGGTTGATTGTATTGATCGCAAATATCGCTTCATTAAGCACCGCTTTGATTGCTGGCGTCAATGCCGTGCCAATTGTCCTGGCAAGCCCTTCAATGCCATCTTGCAACGTGCTAAATCGACCATTTAATGTGTCGCTTTGGGCAATTGCACCATTGGCGTATTTGCCGCCTGCATTGGTAAGGCTTTGAATTGCAAACTCAACAGCTTCGGCACTGATCTTGCCTTTTTGCAGTGCATCTTGAAACTCTTCACCGCTTAGGTTGTATTGCTTGCGCAGCTCTTGCTGTAGCGCAACACCACGCTCTTGGAACTGCAGTAGCTCTTCACCTTGCAGCCTGCCTTTAGCTTGTACTTGCCCGTAAGCAGTCACCAAGCCTTGCAGCTCAGCGCCTGTTGCGCCGCTGACATCTGCCAACCTGCGCGTTGTTTCTACAACTTTGTTGGTTTCAACGCCAAATGCCTGCAGGCGCTTTGCTGAATCAATCAGCTCGGAGCTTGTGAATGGCGTGACAGCGCCAAGGCGTTGCAGATCTTTAATGATCTGGCCAGCCTTTTCTGCGCTGCCCGTTAATACTTGAAGGCTGCGCGTTTGACTTTCAAGCTCAGCTGTTTTGACAAAGACAAAACGCGCTGCTTGAATAACACCAAGAGCAGCAGCAAGTTTGCCAACAGCAGCGCCAAGATTACCTACAGCACGCTCTGTTGCTTGCGACTGTGATTGAACCTGCCGCAGCTTGGTAACTGCCTGCCGGCTGTCGACGTTAATAGCAACGTTGGCGACAACCGACACGATTTACCTACGGCGTTGCTTCAGTCTACGATCCTGCTCTTCGTTTTGTAGATCAAAGTAACTTGACCAGATCAGTAACTCTTCCAGTGTTACCTCACGATTAAGCCGGGCTAGCGTGTAGCCCAGCTCTTTCGCTACACCAAGTTGCAGCAGTAATAGGTTGTCTTTTTTAAGCTCAACCTTTAGCGCTTTTCATGTCGGTTTCAGCTTCCTCGGGGTTGGTGATGATTGCCAGCATCATGCCTTGCAGATCAGCATCAAGCACTTCGTTTTTAAGTTCGGCGATTTCACCAGCTTGAAACAAGCGCTGACCGGCTTCGTCAACAGCCTTTGTTACCAGCAGGTTCAGTGCAAAGCCATTGGCATCATCACCGCCTGGCATCTTTTGCGCGCGTTCGCGTTCTGCCATTGTCAGCGCAGTGGCGTAAAACTCAAATGTGCTGCCATCAGTTAAGGTAACAACACGCTTGATCGGCTGAAGATTAGCTGCTTTCTTCAGCCGTGCCAGTGCAGATGATGCCATGAAATAGGTGTAAGTGGCCCCAGCATAGGCTAGGGCCGTTCAACTATCAAGCAGACGTGCTGAAGTCGAAAGTAGGGGCACCAGCGGGGCGGAAGGTGATTTCCACTTGCTGCGCATCATCAGGGTTGATGTTGAGGCTAGCGGTCAGCAGCACAGCATCCATTGCGATGGAACGGCTTAGTGCCTCAGTGCTTTGCTTGTCGGTGTACAGCTTGAAACCGCAACCAACCTGCTGACGTTGCAGAACATCTTCTACCATCCGGTTGGACAGTGCGCTGTCTTCGTTGGTGACGTAAACAGTAGCGCTGCCGGTGCCATCAGCAAAACCAGGGATGTAGGCACGGAATGGTGCATACTGCCCAGCGGTTTGACCGATAGTGGTCACGTCGATTTCAGCGCGGCTGATCTCAAAGGACCAAGATTGCACTTGACCGACGGCTGCGTAATCGGCGTAAGCAACCTGAAACTCGTTGGGAGCAGCGGCAACGCCGACATCTGCGATGTTGACAGCAGTGCCACCAACGCTTGCCGATACCTTCAGGACGCCGGTTGCGGCGGTGTAGGCAATCACGTAGTAGGTTGTGGCACCACTAAGTGGGGCAGGCAACGTACCAGTACCAGTACCTCCGGTTTGGCTGTTGACGACGCTGAACACAACCGGATCGCCTACCCGTAGGTTCAGGTAAGGCTCAACGGTGATTTCATCATCAGCGATGTCAACGCCAGCAGTACCGAATGTTCCGGTGGTGCCAGCGGGTTTGTAGTAGAGGGCGCCGGACGTACCGGACAAAACAGTAACAGCCATGTTGTGAACGGTAGTGGCTTCGTTCAGTCTAAATAGGCTTCAAACGTTGCTGTCAATTGAGTTTGATAATACGGCTCAGGTGATGCTGGTGTTACTTGCGCTGGACCGGAAGCTGCATCAAAGATAATGCTGGAGAATTTAGCGCGATCAAAAAGATCCTTGATGCGCTCTGCAATGGTGAAATTAGCAGCAGCGCCTTGCCCTTGTGGTGTAAAAACATTGACCACAAGCGTGCCTGTCTGGCGGTTGAAGCTTGTCAGCGTTGCATAGTTGTTATCGCCAAAGCGAATGGACACTTGCACCCATGGCGTATTGTTTGGCGGTGTGAACGGTACGTTTTGATAGCTGACCGGATACGACGGCGCTAATGCCATCTGCGTTGCAAGGCGGCTTTCAATAGCACTGCGCACATCGTTGTAGGTGCTGCTCATGATTGCCTCCCGATGCGTTCAGCATTAACGCGAACAAAGCCTTGGATGTCTTTCGCTACTCCTTGCACCCAACCTGCTGGTGCTTGTTTGCTGCTGCCATTAGCTAGCGGTTCAGCGTAAGGCAGATTGTTATGGACGCTGTAGATGTTGCCTAGATTTTCTTGGCTGTAGCCAATGCGGTCAATTTGCGGAGTACCCGTGTAAGTGCCTGCAGGCTTTTCACCGCCGGGCGCTGCATTTTCTCCTACCTGCCAGCTGACGCGAAACCTGCCTGTATCAACAGGGCTTGCTTGTTTAAGCCTGCTGTCAGTCTCAAGCACTGCAACACGCAACAGCTTTTCCATTTGCTGGCTGGCGTAATCACCAATATCAGCAACCCGGATCGTGCGTGCCATTATGCCCTCAAAATTAACTCGTAGGTAATAGCAGTGTTGTCTTGCTCAATAGTCCGCACTTGCACGACTTGATAGGTAATGCTTTCAATCACTACCTCATCGACTGCGGTAGGTGCATTTGCGATATCCGCTGCAGCAATTAGCAAACGCTTGTCACTGGCTTGGATCAGATCATTGACCTCGCGTAGGTTGACGTCTTCCAGCACACCACGTACTGCAGTATCAGTCGTGGTCTCGCTGACAGTACCAGTAGTTGGGTTGTAAACGCCTGGCACCACACGCCGAATAGTGGCTGTACCACCAAACTTTGCCATTAGCTTGCTGGCAACTTTACGTAGCGGTCCGGAAAGGCTCATGCGAATACCTCGCTGGCAACGATGCGGCCTCGCTTCAGCACAATGTCTGTGGTGTTGCTGTTGTTTGCGATTAGCAGCGACACCTCATCGCCATCATCTAGCTCAACCATCCAGCTGGTAACTAGCTTCGCCTCTTCATTGCTGCTGCCGGTGTAGGCGCGGCATTCCGTCTCATCGATCGCGGTGCCGTTTTTGGCAAGCTTGACGCCGAGCACCTTATTGTTCTGGATGACCGTATTAGCATCAATGCTGCCGTAGACCCTGAACAACTTTGTGGCGCCGCTGTCGTTCTTTAGGCCAAAAGCGTCAGTTGTTCCAAGTGTCATGCCATTCGCGGTGCTTGTATCCAACGTTGCAGTTAGCCCTGTGGTCACATAAACACTTTGCGTGACAATGGTGATTGCCCCATCGGTCACTTTTGAGCACTGACCGCGCACCATCGTTTTGTTGCCGATGTCGTCAAGCTTGCGCGTAAAGGGATTAAATATGTAGCTCACGGTCTAACTCCGCGTTACGGTTAAGAGATTATTGTTGCCGTCGTAGGTCATCGTCAACGTCGCAACCACCTTACCGCTTGCGCCGCCACGCTTGAACGTTGATGTCAGCATGTTGTTGGCGCCGTCGTAAGTATTGACGATGTAATCATGCGTTGGGATCTCAAGCCCTTCGCGTGCTACAGCATCACCACCACCTAAAAATACAAGTGCCATGGTCAGATCCTGTAGGCAACAACAGAGCCGCTAGTAAGCGTGATACTGGTAAACACGCCTTCAATTTCCGTGGCAGCTTTCATCACCACAGCGGTAGTGGCGTTGCCAGTCCAATCTTGAGCTACCAGCGTGGCCACTACCGTATCCTCTAGCGCGTAGATTTCACCAAAGCGCCCGGTATGAGCGGCAGTGTCGCTGATGTATTCAGCTCCGGGATAATCGCTCATGATCAGCTCCGCTTAATGGCAAAGTTGCCTGGTCCGCTAATTCTAAGCCCAGTCAAGTAGCGTTCCACAATCGGTGGTATCTTGTCGACACCAACAGCGCCGTAACCAAGATTTGGCGTGACGTCAATGCTGCCGATCTTTACGTTCTTGTAATCTTCCAGTCCGCTTAGGCCGATGCCATCTGGGTTGTTGTGCAAGTATGTCGCAAGCACCACTTGCGCATATTGCACTTGGGTTGGGATCTCGTCGTCGGTGTAGTAATCCGTTGTGATGCGAAACGGAAAACCAACAGCGTAGGTATTGATGTAGGTATCAGGCTTGCGTACTCCAGTACGCGGCCATTGCAATGCTTGCGTGTCAGTAGCACGAGCGCCAAGAAAACGCTCACGATCCAGCCGTTGCGTTGCGGTAAACAGCGCCCGGTTTTTCTGGTCAGTTGTGGCTGATGCCCATGCGGTTACATCGGCATCTTCCACAAAGCCATCAATGATCGCTTGCGCTGCTGCCAGTGTTAGGTAGCTGTTTGCGTCTGCCGCGCCTGGCGTGGCTACGAGTGTTATTGCCATCAGCCGGTGGCTCCTGTAGTTCTAGTTTAGGCTCTGCAATAGAAAGAGAGGCTGCCTCGTTAGAAGCAGCCTCCAGTTCACGCAGTCGCCGGAAGGCGAACATGCCCATAATCAAGCAACGGCAGCGGCAGTAGAACCAAGACCATAAAGGGTAATGGCCTCAGAGCCTGCAGTCACGTTGGTTACGCGGCCAAGGAAAACCTTAGAAGCGCTTTGCACAACAGTGGCTACACCGCTTACGGTCACGTCAGTACCACCAGCAATGGTGATGGTATTGGCGCCAGCCGATGCGTTCAGCACAACCACCATGAAGGTGGTGCCAACAGCGCAGTCGCCACCGATTGCAGCCACAATTGCCTCTGCAGTAGCAGTGGTGTAGGTAGCAGCAGCGGTAGGAACACCACGGATGATGGTGTTGTAGCTGTTAGCGGCAGACAGGGTTGCGGTCGCAGTAGGAGCCGCAAGGTTCATCTGAGCCGGCAGAAGACCGCTGGGGATGTCACCAAGTTCAAAAATGGAAGCCATGGTTAATTACCTCAATCGAAGTTAGAGGTGTTGGTCGCGCGAACGATACCAAGGTTCTTGGTTTCGTACACCTTAGACCAGTTGCCCACAGTCTCCAGTTGAGCGCGGGTGGGGTTAGCAGTAGTTACTGCCCACTTGCTACCAACAGGGTGGTACACATAGTGCAGGTCAATCGACATGGCATCGCTCTTGGCGAGGATGTCACGGTCGGTTTCAGTCTGCATTGCCATTTGCTCACCGCTGGCGATAGCGCCTTGAGTGAAGAAATAGGTTGCGTACTCAGTGGTAGCACCGCTGCCGCTGGTTTGCACATCGTCAGAGACGATCACGCGAAGGCCGCAGTATGTCGGCACATTTACATTACCGGCATAGGCTGCAGCAATGCTGCCGCCAAATGCATCTTCGGCAGTGCCAAGTGCAGTTTGACGAGCTTCGCCAGCAGTGACATAATCAATCGCTTTGCGCTCCACGAGGTCGTAATAGACCTTGGAGTGCATAGCGATAGCGGTCAGCTTGTCGCCTTGGTCACCCAGCAGCGCTTTAGCTTCTGCCACATGACGCGGGGATAGCACAGTCGGGGTGTCGCCCGATTCGCCATCAATGGTCAGGGGGAAGAAAGCAGCCGAGCTAGTGGTGCCACCCAGTGTGCCAAAAATACCGGCAAGGCAGGACAGCAGATCCTTTTGACGCTGGTTAGCAATGTAATCAGCGATCTTGGCGCCAATGGCGGCCATAGGATCGGAACCAGCAGCAAGAGCTGCAAGGTCACGCGATTCAAAGGCACGACCACGGTGCAGGATCACGCCAACTTGCTTGTCAGCTTGGATCTTGCCAGGGGTGAGGCTGCTGCTATCAGTCAGCACCTCGAAATCACCGGAAAGGTTTGCTTTCCAGAAAGGAACGTTGATGAAATCACCGCCCTCGGTGGCATTTAGCTCCGCCAGAGGCTGCACCACACCGGAAGCCAAGAAGGCATCACGCTGAGTGGTTTGCTCAATGACGTAAGGCGTAAATACCTCGGGGATGATGATGTCAGAGCGAAGGGTCGCCATGACTAATCCTCAAAAAAGGGTTTACGGTTGTGGGCGCAGCCCTTGGCTCAATGCGGCGCAGCCATCACGAGCAATCAATGAAATACTAACGGTTGGCGGCAGCTTTCATGCGCTCGTATAGATCACGATCTGTACGGAACAACCGTGATTGCTCAGTGAGGTTAAAGCTATCGCGGCTGAATGGATTGGCCATGCCAGCTGGGATCGTGCCATTGCTGCCGCCAGTTGGCGCGCCACTGCCTTGTGGCTTGGGTTGCTTTTGCATCCATGCCGGCAGCGTTTTTGCCCACTCTGCAACTGGCTTGCGCTCGTAGCCGTCTACGACTACAACGGTGCCATCTGGTTCACGTTGGATTGAATCAGGCGACAGCTTGGTTTTGAGCACAAGGTCAGGATCATGCACGATGTCAGCCAGTGCTGTTACAGCAGGCGTGACAAGCTCCAATTCGCGGACGCGGGCTTCAAGTTCTGTGATGCGCTGGTCTTTTTCAACCGTCGCCTCACGGAACTGCTGCTCCAAAGCTTGCCGCGCTTCTTGATATTTGCCTTGGGATTCAAGTTGCTGTTGCTCGTAGTTGCGCTTGAACTCAAGTAGCTCATCAACATTCACCCCATCTGGCGCCTTAGATTTCTTTGCTGCACGCAGCTCAGCAATGAGTTCTTGATTTTTGCGTTCAAGTGCCTCAACACTGCGCTGCAATGCATCGGTGTCCCCAGTAGCCGCAGGCTCTTGGGTTTGGTTTTCATCAGACATGGATAAGCCGCAGGCTTAATTGCCCACTAAGACTATCACTTACGCTTGCGTTTTTTGCCGGCTTTTGCGTACGCGATTGCCACGGCTTGCTTGCGTGGTTTGCCTGCCTTGATCTCCCTGCGAATGTTTTCTGAGATCACAGCCTGCGACTTGCCCCTCTTCAATGGCATAACGCCAATCCTCAACGCCTGTTAATAGTTTAGAGCCATCAGCTGTTGCCCAACCCTTATCCGTGTAGACAGCATTGATCCATGCTTCGCCGTGCAATGCTTCTACTGGATCGCTACTGATGTAATAGATGCCATCATTACGAAAATGCCTCAGGCTAGGCAGGTCCATATCGTGCGCGTAGTTGATCCAAGGTTAGCTCTGATCCATCATCACGCACAAGTTTGGCAATGGCATTAGTTGGGCCGTGCTTTTCAGCAAGCCTGTTGAAGTATGGCACCTTACTGGCACCAAGCGCTTTGGCTTTAGTTTCTAGGTCTTGCTTGGCCAGCCATTGCCCATAGGTTTGATCGGCTGGCACTTGACCACCGGCTGATGCACGCGTTGCTGGTGGTGGTGGTATAAAACCAAGCTCGTCGTAGTCAATTACTGGCACCGTGGTCGAACGGCAGTTGAAGTGCTGCGGTGGTGTTGGTCCTTTGCCATATTCAAACTCTTTACCATCCAATGCACGACAAATGCTGCTGGTGCGGGTATCCAGTGTTGCCACATAGCGATATTTCTTAGTGATGTCTTGATTTGCTTCATATACCTGCTGGCTGGCTGCATTGGCTACCTGGTTAATGCTTGTACGTACAAGCGTAACGATCTGATTATCAGCTACAGCAGTTGCTTGACCGCCTGCTGCAACAAGTTGATTAACGGTGCGTGCGCGTTCGCCGAATTGTAAGTTACCAACCAATCGCTTAGCGATGTCAGGCGTGGTTTCACCTGTTAGCAAGCCTTGCCGTACTACTTGATTGAACCGCTCTGCTTGATCTACAGCAATACCACGAAATGCTTTGCTGACTACTTGGCCATTGGGTAATGTGATCGTTGCACCTTGCGCTGCAGTAAGGCTAAAAGTTTGCGGTGCGCCTTGCACTGCTGCAAATAGGTCATCACTTAACGCTACCACATTGATCTGCGTTGGATCCGTGGTTACAACTGACTGCGCAAATTGTGGGCTGATCTCAACAGTGCGTACAGCATCACGAGCACCTATCGGTAATGCGCGTGCTAATTGATCTGTAACAAATTCCGACTGCAACTGCGCTAAGCCTTGCAGTTCCAATGCAGTTAGCTCTGTTGCATCACCAGCCCATGTACCAAGGCTGTCCTTGAGTTGCGCCAAGATCGCCCGTAAGCGTGCTGCCTTGACTGGTGCTGTTAAGTCATCAATCGTGCGTAGTTGATTGACTGCATCAATAATGATGTCGTTGTAAGCATTGATAATACGCCGTGCAACGCTATTGCTGTAGCGGTTTAAATCAATCGCATTACGATATAGCGCTTCTGGTGTACTCATTGCACGATGCCTAAATCTTCCGGTGCATATCCACTGCGGATACTGACATTAGCGCCACGGTTTAATGCACTGCCGACAAGTGCAGCAAATGCGTCGTAACCGTTCTGGCCGTCTTCCATCAGTGTCACCTGATCCACTTCATCTGCTTTGCCATTTTTGTACCAAGTGACGCGCACAATAGCAAGTACTTCTTCAGGCAAGGCGCTGATGTGATAATCAAGCTCCTGCTTCCTCGGCCTCTTGGGTTCGATCATTATCATCAAATCCACTAAGCGGTCGGTTGTCCAGTCCAGCAGATGGTAAATCAAGCCCCGCATTGGCCGTAGCCTCCAGCTCTTCATCTACGTTAAAGTCATCGCCCAGCACATCGCCTTCAGATAACTCACGCAGTAAAGTCTCCTGCGTGATGGTGCCAGCAGTGTAAAGCTGCAGTAAAGATTGGATTTCCTGCGGTTCAAGGCGTGTACCAAGGAAATCACGGTTCACGTAGCTACTGCCTGGTGCAGTGCTGTTGCCGATGTACTGCGCGTGAAACTGCAAGCAGTTGTCGATCATGTCTTGCACATTTTGCGCAATGACCATCATGGTGCTGTCACCTTGACTGCGATCAATGCGTTTTGCTTCGGCGGTTTCAGCCGATAGCTTTTGACCCAACACTGCTGATAGGCCAAGTTCATTGATCTGCGCTGCAAGCTGTTCTAGACGTTTGAACTGATAATCAAAACTGCGGCCAGCTGGTTCGATGTATTCTGCACGCCCTTCAGCAGGAAATGCAATTGCTTCGCCCGGTCCAGCGCTTACTTCCTCTGCAGCAGATGGGAAGCCATAAAACGCCAGCATCGGCACAGCGCTGATGTGGAGCTGATTGTCTAGGTCAGATTGGATTTGATATGCCTTAAGGTTTAGCTCTGCAATATCCTCAAGCGGTGGCCGTGACTCCATGAATGCACTGCGCTGCGCATAGGCAACACTAAATGGAATCTCACTAAGGCTTGTGCGGCCTTCGTCGATGATTTGAAACTCGCCATTGTCTTGCTTTTGATGCAGCTGAAATTCACCTGGCGTTAGCAAACGGATTTGCTCCACTGCTTTTTCGCCAAATTCACCATCTGGTACGTTGACCATTTCAGCAAGCCGCAGTTGCGTCAATACTTGACGGCCTTCTTGCTGCTCAGCACGCCAACCAAGGACTTGCCGTGGTGTGTAGGTCACCCAATAGGGTCTACCGCCATTAGCAGGTGCATCCACCAGTACACCAACATGGCCATAACGGACCATTTTGCGGGCTGTTTCATAGGTCCAAACATTAAGGTCATTGCCTTGCAGGTCAACATCAAACAACTGCTCGCGGATGACGTCTGCAGTATCGTCAAGCCGTACTGGCTTGCGCGTTAACATGCCAGCCAGCATCCGCTCTAGACGTTGATAGAACGGCGGACATACGCTACGTGCTAAACGGTTGTCGTAGGACTCATCTAGCTCACGTGGTTCTTGCGGTAGGTAACGCCGATGCTTGCGGCGCATACCGTAAGTGCCTTGCAGTAGATCTTCAATCAAGATCCAATGTGCTTCCTGCGCATACCATGCAGTATTGGCATCCTGCACGCGAGTAACGCGGCGCTGCGCAATAGGCCGGTCGTAGTTATTAAAGCCGGTGTACATTACAGCGCCGCGGTCATGACGGTAGTTTACGCAGCCGCGGTCAGCGTGATGCTATTACGACCAAGCTTGATTTCAAACTCAGTGCCAGGTTCAAAACCCATCTCACGGACGTAACCATCGCCAACGGATAGCTTGCCGTTGAATTGCACCTTGGTCTTGTAGGTCAATTTACGACCTTTATTGGCAGGCTTGCCGCCAAGTTCAATGCCTTTTGCTTCAAGCAATGCTTCGTAGAACTGCGTGAAGGCAAGGCGTTCCTTGACCACATAACCGCAAGCGCGGACCAGTTCAGACTTACTGCAATCACCAAGTTCTTTGACCTTGGCGAGTAGTTCAACACCCGTGAGCATGGGTAGGGTAAATGGTTTGCGCAATCAATATAGCCTAATACCTGTGCTGCGGCCAGCACCAGCGTGGAGTGGGTTGAATTCACGCCAGACGAGGTAGCCCAATGCATCATTCATGTGGTCATGGCCTGCATCCTTATCTGGGTCGCCTTTATCGGTGTAGCACTGCAGCTCTAAGCATTCAATGAGCCGTTTGCAACGTTGGTGGATGGTGAGCCGCACTTGACCTTTGCCGTTTTCCAGCAAAGCTTGAACAGCAGCCACGCGATCACGGACGGGAGGATTTGCCCGCGGCGATTGATTTGACATGCCATAGGACTCCAGGATCTGGATATCGGTCTGGCTTGCATTGGTGCTGCGGTTGCCGCCGCTGGCGTCTGGGTAGATGTAGATACGCCGTTGCGGGTAACGCGCTTGGATCTCTTGCGCCAATGCATCAGTGTCATGTGCGCCGCTGATCTCATCTATCACTAGCAGACTGCTGCCGGTGCGAACGCCGATGATGGCAGACATGTTACCAACGTTGAAATCAACGCCGATGCGTAATGGCTCGCGGTCTAGGTCTGGTAGGTCAGCTACCACGTGCTTGCTGCGATCAAAGCGGTCGTAAATAGTGCCAGTGGTTAGGTTGACAAACTCGCCATCAAGATAAGCCCGCAGTAATTGCGGATCATAATTTGCTTCAAGCCGTTCAATAAAATCTGGCGGTAGATGTGGGTTGTCAACAGAACGCATCTTGATCAGCTTGCGATCTGCACGACCTTGCGCTTCCTCACTGCCGAATGTATTCCACATCCAGCGGAAACCCTCTGGCGTACTGGCAGCACCAAACTGCCGGACATTGCCGGACCGCAGGCGACCAAGGATCTTGGGAAATGCCTTGTTTGCAATGCTTGGCGTTACGGTGTCGATTTCATCTGCCAGTACCCATGCAAGGTTCAAGCCGATAATGCGTGACCAGTTCTCGAAGCTGCGGCATAGGATCTTGGTGTCACCGCCTGGCAGGTGCAGCATGTATTCCGGCAGCGGGCTAGCGCGGAAGGTGTATGGGATTTCGTATGCCTCAAGGAATTGCTCAAAGTCGTTCTGCCAGATGTCACGTATCAATGGGCCAGTCGGCTCCATTACGGCACCGATAAAACCTTGATTGGCCGCGGCCAGCATCACTGCCTTAGCGCATAGCGCACGAGTCTTGCCGGCGCCATAGCCAGCTGAGATGCCAATAATTTGCGTTGCGGTGTCGTCTACAAAATCAAGCTGCCCAGGGTGCAAGTCATTGCGGATACGTTGCAGCAGATCCGGCATGTCAACATCACCGCTGCCGTAATTGAGCTGTTGCAATACGTTGCCAGCAGGTGCAACTGCAAGAATGCTCACGAGCAGAGTTGCGCCAGTTTGGCTGCGGTATTGATGGCGCCAAGGGCAATGTGATACTGCCCAGCACGCCTAGCTTCCATTTGCAATGTGCTGCATTGCGATAGTAAATCAGCGATCATCTGCGGACGTTCGATGTCCCAGTCGGCTTTGAGCTGATCACGAGCAATGGCAAGGTATTTGTCGCAAGACCGCTCGCCAACCCCCCAGTTCTCGGCAGCATAGCGAACGCAGTCAGACCTACGCCCACCGCTTGCGATGATGCGAGCAAAGCGTTGAGCGCGTAGTTGAGTTTCGGCTTGTGTACTTTTGGGGGCGGCCATCAGAACGCCTCCTGTGCTTCCTCAAGTGTAGCCTTCTTGCCGGTGAAGTCTTCCCAGCGTTTTACGATCACGTCGCAGTAGGCGGGGTCAAGTTCCATCAGGCGAGCGTGACGGTGCTGACGTTCGCAGGCGATGAGAGTAGTGCCTGAACCACCGAAAGAATCGAGGACGATGGCGTTTTGCTGGGTGTTATTGCCAAGGCAGTATTCGATGAGGTCAACTGGCTTCATCGTCGGGTGCTGCTCTGAGCGAGCAGGGCGACTAAAGTCAAGGACGGTGGTTTGCTTGCGGTCGTTGTACCAAGAATGAGCAGCGCCTTCTTTCCAACCGTAGAGACAAGGCTCGTGTTTCCAGTGGAAATCAGAGCGTCCAAAGGCCGAGTTGTTTTTGTTCCAGATAAGCGTTTGGCGAACCTGCCAACCGATGTCTAGTGCTGCACCGCGAAAATTGTATCCCTCGGAGTCGGCGTGCCAGATGTAGAAGGCTGCGCCTGGGCAAAGGCAGGCATCTGCAGCGGAGTAGGCGTCTTTCAAAAACTGACGAAAGTCATTAGCTGCCATCGAGTCATTTTCAATGGCTTTACGTTTTTTGGAGCCGCCTTCGTAAGCGATGTTGTAAGGCGGGTCAGTAAGCCAAAGATTAGCCTTCTGCCCGTCCATCAATCTCTCAACAGCTAGCACGTCAGTCGAGTCCCCACACAGCAAACGGTGATCACCGAGGATCCAAAGGTCGCCAGGTTTGGTGATGGGCTCTGGCGGTGGCTCGGGAACGTCGTCAGGATCGGTGTTGCCTTCTTCAGGCTCTAGTACCTCAGCCAGCAGCTCGTCATCTTCAAACCATGGTGTTAGGTCATGCTCTTCCGATAGCTGCCGCAGCATCTCATTGTCCCATTCGCTGAGATCAGAGCTGCGGTTATCAGCAAGTGCTAGACCAACCTTTTCATCTTCGGATAGGCCAATACGACGTACAGCGATGAGTTCATCACCTTCTGCTTCGATGATGCGAACATTATTGATACCTGCTTTTTTGGCGCCTTCTACTGTGCCATTACCAGCAAGGATGCGACCTTCTTCGTCGATGACGATTGAACGTGCGGCGCCGTACCGCTTGAGTGATTCCGCAATAAGTGATGCGGAACGATCAGTACGACGCCTTGCGTTTTTGTGGTCTGACTTGAGATCCTTGATGGATGTCACTCTTTGATTTGCACTGGCATTACGAGATAAGTTACACCATCTGTATCAGCAGGTGTCAATACCACGGGTGTGGTTGCCGAATTAGCAGAGATGGTGACGGCTTCTGCTGGCTTGAAAGCCTTGATGCCATCTAGCAGGTAGTGGACGTTGAACGCCCATGCGCCAGTGGCGGTGCCTTCCACCTTGAGCAGCTCCTTGCCGTTGTTGGCGTCTGATTCGGCAGTGATGGCAATGGTGCCACCTACTGCCTCGAGCTTTACCACGGAGTTATGCGCATCAGCGATGAGTGCAACACGCTCTAGGGCACGCGTAAGGCGTCGCCGGTCGACGGTGATGGTGTGCTCAAAGGCAGCTGGGATGAGTTTTGCCACATCGGGGTAGGCACCATCCATGATGCGGCTGTAGATGGTGATGCCATCACCTGCGTCGATGACGGCTTGACCATGTGCAACGGCGATTGCTGCAACGCGATCCTGCAGCAGACGCATGGTGCTGGCTGGCAGTACCACGTCTAGGTCAGCGGGCAGGTCTAGCGCGTAACGCATGAGGCGATGACCGTCTGTGGCTTCCATGTGACCACTGCCTAGGTGGATGCCTTGCAGCATCTGCTTGCTGGCATCACTGCTGGCGGCTGCCATGCAGGCGCGGATACCGGCGGATAGGTGCAGCTCACTCGTGGCGGCGTCTACAACCGGCATTGCGGGGTAATCCGCCGCATCAGCCGCAGCAAGCCCGTAGGAGCCCGCGGAGGCGGTCAGAGCGCCATCTGCGAGGGTTATGGCCTCATCACCCTCAAAGCGGCTTGCAAGCCCTGCTAGCAGCCTGTACGGCAATGCAACAGCGCCATCGGTCTCGACTGCAGCCGGCAGACCACTGACGGTGATACCAAGGTCCAGGTTGAAGCCGGTGATGGACATGGTGCCACCAGCAGCAGTGATGAGGCAGCAATCAAGGATTGGGTGACTGCTGCGGTGACCAACGGCTGGCGCAATGGTGCGTAAGGCGTAATCAAGATCAGATTGACAGGTGGTGAGTTTCATTGTCCGGCGGCACGGGAAAGGCTGGTGATGATGCGGTCGTAATCAGCTTTGAAGCTCAGCACCAGCTCGGGTGGTAGTGGGTGCCGATCATCAATGGCGTTGTCTTCGATAGCAGCGGCGTATGCCACTGCTTGCGCCATGGCGTCATGCAGTCGGTTGATCACCGGCTGCTGTTTGGCTGGGATGTGAATGAGCGATGACATATGCAACGAGAGTTTCAACATGACGGCGGCTTAGGTCGCCACGCATGAAAGCGCAGGCGTCCGCCACCAGCGCATGGTATGCCGCCGTGGTCAATCGTGCAACACTACCAGTAGCGCCACCGTCACCAAGCGCACGCTGCCGGATGAGATGCGCACGTGGGATGCCATGCGCTGTTGCTTCAGCGTTCAACCGCGCCAGATCGTCAGCGGACACGTTGAGCTTGATTTCAGGCATTGAATGCGTAGGAGTTCGATGCAGGATAGGTCCAAGGCAGGTCCTACCTAGATGGACGAGGTCGGACGAGGTCGGCGGCCTTGCCACAACTGAGGTTTGGCCTCTCCGTCCAACCTCCCAACCTATATGAATAAAAGAGGGAGAAGGGGGGAGAGGGAGGGTTTAGGTAACTCTTAAACCCTTAGATGGACGGTCGGACGTTGGACGGAGAGGAAATCCAGTGC